AAAGAATTTACCATTAGTTGATCCATCTAGATATAATACACCATTTGCTTCATCTGCATATTGAACTCTACCAAAAGCAGCATTTGCTGCGGTGTTTGGTCCACCAGTTGAATTTGCACTATACACTAAGTCTCCAACTTCAATAGATAAGGACGAATTAGCTCTTGTGAAGCCGGCTGTTGTAATGTATTCATCATTTTCATTATCGAAGTAAGCATAGTAGGTGCCAACTGAGAATGAAGCGCGATAGATGTTAAACTTAATATCTTCTTTTTGTATAGCAGTCCATGCCGACATATTTGCTGAAACAAATAACACGCCAGAATATGGATTACTGAAAACGTTTTCGCTGGTGTTAACATCGACTCCGCCAGTTTCCGCGGTCCATATGAGCCATTCAGGTGAGTTACCATCTGGTTTCACAATGAAAGCATATTCTTTATCAGCAGTAAGCATAATCGGTTCATCAAGAGAAACCTGTGTTTCCACTGTTCCAGTAGTGCTAGTAGTTACGTTTGCGGAAAGGATACGTCCCTGACCAATAATTGCGCCACCATTTGGATATCCATTATCAGTTTCTGTGATGTATACTGTAATGCCATTATTTGCGTTATTGTCTTTTGCGTAAAAGTATACGCCAACTTTTGTTACATACACGCCAGATGAACCATCTTCTGGACGCGTGATTTTGAACGTCTGAGCAATAGGATCAGAATTCTCTTGACGATCTTGGCGAGTACTACTTTGAACCGATACTGATGTTAAAGTCTGTACCTGAGTATTAGAAGAAGAACTTATCTGTGGTTGGGTAAGATTAAGCGTAGTTCCCTGCTTAGTCACAGACATACTTGAACCACTATATGTTCCAGTAGCCGAAGTGATGATAGCATCAGCACCAGTTACCAAATCACTTACGTTAACGATTCTAAGGACCCTGTCTCCAGTTCTAAACAAACCTTCAGGAATCTTGAATAGACCATATAGTTTTCCATCGGAAGATGAAACCAGAGCAGTTCCGTATGCTGCGCTTTGTGTGACTATTTCATTTTCTTTGCCCTGAGAAAATGTTGTACCTGCGTTTAAAGTTCCAGGCGCGCAATACGCGTCAACACTCTTCCCATCAAAGAAGACGTGCATAGTTGTATTGGGTTTAAGATTTGTAGCAGTAAAGGCTACGATTCTACTGCGAAGATACGGGTTAATCGAGAAGTCAGATACGTAATTTCCAAGTTCAACTTTTTCATTTACTGTATCAACTTTGATAGCAAGCACAGTTCTTTGCTGAGTAGTCTGAGTTATAGTTGTAGCTGTAGTAGTAGTAGAATTATCATTTCTAGTAACATCACGCGTTGTAGATGATGAAGAACCTGTAGTTCTCCAATCACCGTAATTGGTTCCGAAAGGTGAGTTCGCAAAGTCTTTCCATGGCGCAGAATTATCGATGTTAACGTTAATGTTATTTGCTTGTTTCTCATCGCGGAAGAAGTCGTAAGATGGGAACAGTTCTACTTTGCCATTCCATTGCCAGACTGATTCTGTGCAATTCCTATATTTCGTAGCGTAAGGCTGGCGAATATATTGAACATGCGTGAATGGGGAAGTAATGGTGCTTCCGGTAGCAACTGTTGTTGAGTTACCAGAGTCGTACTTAAAGTCTACTGGATAAGCGTTATAGAAAGGACGGAGAACTGTTGCTTCGGCGTCTATTGACGCTTTAAACTCTATGTTCGTTACGTCAGCGCTATTGAATGAGTTAAATGGATCAGCAAAGATTCCATTCTTAAACCTATTCAGTGCTGGATTACTTGCAGAAGGAATGTTCATGTCTTTAGCTTGTTGCTCAAGAGCATTGAGAACCACATAATACTCAAGACGCTTGATGCGATCATCAAACTTAGTAAGATCTTTCATCGTATAGCGTTTTGTTGTTTTAACCGAGATCCTCATTGAAAGATCTTTGCGCTTATAAGTCTCGGCTTCTTTAACAGTCAATGACGGATAAGGAGGGACAAAGACTTCAGCAATTGGCATAACATCGTTTTCGATGTATGGTACTTTAGGAATGACTGCTGATTGACCATTCTTTGCGATGACCTTTCCTGCAACGTCCATTGTAACAATGTCATAGCGTGGAAGATAATACTCAAAGTCTCCAGTGAATGTGGAATCTGGTTCAGCAATGTATTGGTTTGTCGAAGTAATATTGAAAGAAGTATTTGATGCAACTGGGTTAACAGTTGCCGAACCAATAGTAGTGGTTACAGTCGCGGTGTTATATTTTACTGGGCGGAAGTCGATTGCATTCCTAAGATCAACATATCCTTTATTTGATTGGAATGTTGGAATTTGTGCAGTCGTAATAGCGGTAGTATTAGACGTATTAGCATCGTCAATAGGATATGAGTCGACCGTAAAGAATCCCACGCCCGCTGAAGTATTCGCAACAAAGTGATCAAGCTCGATAAGCATCTTTGATGAGCCAGTGATTTTTCCCAAGTACTGAGGCTTAAGAGAAATTTGAGCGTGATCGTATAAATCGTCACGCTGTCCATTATCAATTGAGAACCAGTCTTTACCATCAGTATTCGTGTTTGCGTAAGTCGTGCCAACGTAGATTTTCTTAATATTGAAAACATCCGTTAGACCAAGATCCCATGGCCCCACTGAAGTAGCTGCGTTGTTAGAGCAATCAATCTTAACGAAGGTTCCTTCATTAACATCTTTCTTAACCTGGACTGCTGTTGACTTAGTAACGGGATAAGAACCATAAACTGTTAGCGAACTATTAAGAGTCAAACCCGTATTGATATTAAATGAGATCCCACCGGCAATCGCGTTAATTGACGTTATATTAAAATGGTGACCTTCTGGATAGTAATGTGCTACGTTATAAGTAGCATAAGTAGCTCCTGGTATACTAACCAAGTTCATGAATGTATTATTTGTAGTTTTGTTAACCTGATAATACACAGTCGCAGTAGAATTAGCAACTCTAAGCAATTCGCCATTAGCGATTGCTGTAGTGAAAGATGTAGATGTTCCGGTTACGTTTACGCTACCTGAAGTGATGGACACGGAACCAGCGATGTTAGATGAATACGCGGCAGCTCCTGTAACAATATTGAACTTGTTGAGAATAGAAGACGAAGTATAGTTGCCTACGGAGATTCCCAGTCTTTCGGTGCCGCCAGTTGCTGCAGTATCGAGGCTGAAGATAGCCGAACCATTCGAGGCCATCGTCGTCGAACTAATCTGACGGAAGGTGAATGAAGAATCTGTAGAAGCCGCGCCATTAACTACGAGAGTTTTTACGGCACCAAAGCCAGTTGGAAACACTGATGCTGCAAAGGTCGAGTCTTTAAGAATTGCAACGTTGGATTCAAGCACGGCGTCCGCTTTAGCGTAACCACTGCCAGCCGTAGTTTGATAGAAACTCTTGACATCAGTCGCAAAACTCTTTCCAGAGCTCATGCGAATATTGAAGATGTATAAAGCGTATTGAGTATTATAGAATCCTTTAGTTCCGTCGAAGTGCTGCATCCCGCGAATATTGGCGTAACCAACAACAGATCCCGATGGACCTGTACTAGCTAATTCAATATCTGAAAGAGAGTTTTGAGCAGTATCATAGAGTGTAACTTGAGAAAGAGTTTCGTTATTAAAAACACCTTCAACTTCGTCAACTACAACATAGTTACCCATGTTACAAGTAACGCCAATGTTATTCTCAATGTTTGTATTGACAGCACGTGGAGAGTTTACAAAGACGTCGGAGATCTTTTCGACCGGATAACCTTTAACGTATGCAAGACCAGGAGACAATCTATAATAAAAAGCTGAACTATTAGCTGTGTCCGCTTCAGAGTCAACAAAGAATGGACGAACAACATAGTCACCTGACTCATCATAAGTTCTTTGCGCCATAGAATCTAAAAGCTTAGCAGTTGGATCTGTTCCGGCTTTCTGAGTTATAGTATTTGCGTTTTCAAACTCGGCTATTGCAAAGAAGTTATTTGAAACCTCGGTGCGCAGTTTTGCAACCAGAGTAGGCGTCAGTTTAAGACGGTGCGCGCCGGGAGCGTTATAGTTTGGTGATCCGATCGCATTATCATAAAGAGAAGAATCTTGGTTTTCAGTCGTAATAGATTCAGTAGTTTCAAAGCCAACTACGTAATTATTAACATTGCTATCATAGTCTCTAACTACGATGACCTGTGAATTGACCGTTAAAAAGAAACCTTTTTGATAGATGATGCCACTTCCAACCGACATACCATAACCATAGCCCGTAGCATTAACGGTAGCGTTTGTTGTTATTGCTGTGATTGTATCAAGAAGATAACCGGCGTTCAGTGCAGCTGATTTAGTCTGAGTTGTATTGTATACGTAAAGCGTGTCACCCGATTGGAACTCATTGATGTCATTATTTGAACCGTCTTTACCAGTCTGAACATAATTCAGATACCAGCGATTGGTGTCAGGATAGTTTGCCTTATATCCACGCTTTGAATAAGAGATGTAAGCTTTAACTGCTATTGTGCCATTCGCGCTATTAGTTATGAGATAATCATTATCATATACTGTAACAACTTGAGACGTATTAGTCGTGAACGTATCATTTAATCTAATAAAAGGAAGCTTAGTCAATGGATTGGGTGCAACCCCATCAACGATCGAACCATCTTTAAAACTATAATCGCCAAGTCTCGAAATCTGATTCTGAAGAATAGATTGAATCTGGTTCAACTCTCGCGCCTGTACGGCGGTAGACGGTCTAAACAAGATCTTATAATATCTTTTTGACTCGCTAAAGTCATCAAGATAAGTCGTACTGATCGTCGTAGAGATGTTATTGCTAAGCTGCGTCGGCATCTTAATTCCTTAGAGTGTAATTATCAGATAACCCTGTTCGTTCTCACTATCTGAACGCTGGATATACTCGATGTTGTCAAGGTGTAGAACCCTGAAAGAGAATGGTTCTATATCAGGATTATTTATACCGCTTGTATTGATGGTTGCTGATACACCAGAAGTTTGTCCAACAATAGTTTCACCAAAAGTACTATTGGCTATAAAGGTGCCTAGTGTAACTACGCCTTTTACTTTAGTAGTATTAGCAAATGCAACTGTGGCTTTTGCTCCAGACGTAGATCCAAGTATGACTTCATTGTTGGTAAAAGTGGTTAGACCAGTCGTGATCGTAAACGTAGTCAGTGCGTTAAAAGTATTAGTAGAGAACGTATTCGTAGTATATAGCCTGTGACCGGTTTCACTTGAACCCGCAGTCAGGTTTGCTGATGTGCCATCCAGAGTTGTCGACAACTTTACCTTAGTAGTATTCGCTGAAGATATGTAGTAATACGTGTTGTTAGCTAAACCGCTAATAGCATTGTTTCCAGTATCAGTAGTGTATAACACTCGATCGCCATAACTAAAATACGTATTTGCGTTGGTGATAGTTATGGCGTCATCTGTATTGGAAACTGCAGTTAAAGCGTTAAAGCTTATGTTTGCATAAGCTGGCTTAGTGTACTTTTTAGGAGTACTTACTAAACCACCTTGGCGAATGGTTACTTCGGTGGATATTGATCCACTTTCATTATTGTTGAAGAATACCGAGAAGCCAAGAAGTTTAGATCCGAGTTCAAAAACTGGATCAGAGCCGTGTCCTCCCGTAGGTGGAATGATTGCTCGAGCAGTTGCATTAGATCCATAAGATGGATTTGATATTATCTGAACATTTGCATACGAGTAATTGTTTCCAGCAGATATGACGTCTATAGAATTAATAGCATATGTAGTGGCGTTTACAGTTGCTATAGCTTTAGCGCCAGATCCATCGCCCGTGATTTTAATCTGTGGAGAGATTCTAAACTCAGAAGTTGCGTCAAGCACTGGACTAGTGATAGCGTCTTCAGTATAAACGTAATATCCGGAAGCGTTCACAACGTAATTAGAGATGTTTGTTAGTTGACCTTCGCCCGTGCCATTGATTATATAGAAAGCTGAAGAGTTGTAATAGAATGAGTCGACTGATAAAGAAGATGTAGATAATATCTTGAAGACTGTGTTTGATATGACTTGAGATACAGATCCGGTTATGTATCCAGTATAACCCACGCCCGGATTAGTTAGAACCACAACATCGATGGATCCATTAACCGCTGAGGTGCTTACTGCAGTATTTGATTCTACTGGTATGTATAGACCCGTAGAGAACTTAGTGTTATTGCTCGAACTAACAGTATACATATACTTCCAAATGTATCCATCAGCAGTCTGAAAAACGCTGTTCTGGGTTAATGTTGGTTCAGAAGTTGATGGTGAACCGCTTTTGTTAAACAGACACTTGTATACTTTTTCGGAAGAATTTATTACATAAAAAGATTTAGTAAAAAGCGCGGTGTCAGTATCATCGTACTGTGCATACGTGTTTCCAGATCCCCAAAAGTATCTAGGAATCAAATTAATAACGTCTTCAGCTTTTACTCTTTTTCCGCCAACTGCTTGGCGCCTAAATTCATTGATAGCAGAAGTAGTATCATAAGCTGTGTCTGGATTGTTTTCATCCGCCCAAGGAGAGAACTTACCAATAACATAGTAATAGACGCCATTAGATATCTCTTGCTTTAAAGCGTCTGATATTTTTTCAGTAAAAAACTTAGTAGTTATATTAGACATTATGGGTAAGCCTGCGATCCATTAGCATAGTAAACTGTTATTGGTGCTGCCCAATACATGCTGGTTCCGTTTGAAGTAAGAACTTGTCCCGCTGTACCAAATGCGGCATTAGCGATAAGTTGGGATCCATTCGCAATCCTCATGTTTCCAGTAACCGTGACGTTCGCTCCAGAGAAAATCAAGTTTCCTGAAAGAGTGCGCGAGTCTGTGTTTGCTACAAAGAAGTAACCATTAACACCTACTAAGTTAACAGCATTGTTAGCCGCAAAGGCTCCCCAATACATTGAAGTTCCATTGGAGATAAGCACTTGATCTTGAGTACCAAATCCGCCATTTGCAACAAGTACGTTACCATTAGAGAAGATTACGTTAGCTGTGTGAGTATGTACACCGGAAATTGTATACGCGCCACTATTTTGTAAGTAGTTTGCCGCAGCAGTTCCACCCAAATAAGAAGCATTATTTGCTGAGATAGTAGCAATGTAAGTAGAATTAACGTATACGCCAGAAGCATTAGCGACTATACCAGTATTTGGATTGATAAACGTTCCGGTAGTATTCGCAATAAGTCCTGAACCCGTATTAGCTACGAAGTAAGAGGCTGCGATACCTCCAAGGTTCGTTGCATTGTTAGCAGTATACGCGATTCCGGTATAGATCGTACCATTTACGACCGCGCCGCCTGAGAAGGTAATTTGACCAGCAATAGCAGTAGTGTTAACAGTTGAGTTACCGATGAACACAGTCGAAGTATTAACAACCGCATTAGAACCGATGTATAAAGAGTTACTAAAAGATATATTCGCGCCAGTAAAGTATAAGTTACCAGAAAGAGTTCTAGAATCAGTGTTCTGTACAAAGTTTGCCGCCGCACTATTTCCGAGATACGAAGCGTTGTTTGCCGTTCCAGTAAATGAAGTGCTATTGATTGACGAAGTATTTGTACTATTGCTTGATAAGACTATTTGACCCGCGGATACGTTTGCATACTGAGTTGAGTTACCAACAAAGTGTGCTGTAGCATTAATGTATACGTTTGCGCCCGCAGCCACGGCTGAGGTATTAACTGTTACACCCGTTGTAGTGAATGAGTTTGCGTTTGCTGTAGCTGTGTGGTACATACCGGAAGTATTGGCAATGAAGTTTGTACCGACCGTAATAAGTGCAGAATTAACACTAGTAGAAAGGTTAGCAGTCACGCCAGTAATGCTTCCAGTCACATTCAAATTCGAAGTTATCGAGGTGTTTGTACCAGCCAGAGTGGTGTTAGAAGCAAAAGCAGTATTTGTGGTGTTAACATAAAGGTTCGCACCAGAGAAACTTGAGTTAACAGTCTTAACAGCAGAAGTTGAATTAACTGTAAAGAAGGATCCAATGTTTGCTGAGGTAGCCGCATAGAGTGTAGCAGTATTAACTTGCCCTGTAATGTTTACTGCGGCCGCATTGACGAGTGTAGCGTTTGCTGTAAAGGTTGCACCAACAGTATATGAAGCAGCATTAACAGTTCCTGTAGCATATATGCCAGAGTTGTTTGCTATTATTGCGCCATTAACCGAGATTGTTCCAGCTTGAATGTTTGTGTTTACTGTTGAGTTACCTACAAAAAAGTTTGTAGTATTCATATAAACGTTCGCACCAACATACATG